GCCGATCTCCTCGATCCAATATGTCTAACGACAAATCGAACCGACCAATGGTAGTAGATACTCCCGCTAGTAAAAGCACACTAGCGATAGCGCAATGTCTCGATGTGCTCCACGAGGTTTCCAGGATTTATGGGTTCATAGGTCCCTGGGATAGTACAAACACTGCCCGACACTGGGTTGAGATGGTGGAGTCCGCAGGTGGTGCATGGATGAAGGTTGCCAAATATAAACTGGCCGCCTTCTTCGCATACCACATGTCGCAGACTCTTCCAAAACCTCCGGTCGGGATGTGCAAAGACCACCCCGGACACCTGGTAGGGGGCAGACTCGGACGGTTCCACCTTCTTTACCTGAAGAGAGCACCGGATGCTCAGGCACGGCTTAGCCTTCTGACTACACTCAAGCAGTCGAAGAAAGGCATGCCACGCGCGAGCAAAGCGGAGCTCCAGGCTAAAGAAGAGGAATTCCGGGTCTTTATAACAACGCCCCCAGTGAAACCCAAAAGTGCGAAGGAAATGATGGCGGCGAGCGTGACCAGTTGGGCAGCGACTGACGACGATGAGGACCTCGGCGACCTTCCGATAACCAAATCCCAAATTGAAGGGGAATTGGACCGGACGGTCGACGAGTTGTTCAACGACGTTAGCTACTCCACTGTAGAACGCACCCGAGCCGTTTTTCCATCCACCAGCGCCAATTACATCAACTCCCGCAAGGAAGGAGGAGCAATTGGCGGAATCCTGGACCACCCGGATCTGCTCAGAGGACTGAGAATCAGAAACGGATACCTCGTGGCCGAGACAACAAAAGAAGAACGCGAAAAGAGAGAGGGAGAGGAGGAGGAGATGAGCAATGAAGAATGGATAGTCAAACCAGGAATAATCCCCGGTTATAGAGACGCATGGCAGACATTTTGGATTCGACTCCTGGGCACTGCTGCCCAAGAGGAACCCATAGTCGAGCCAGTGGCTCTTGCTGAGGCTCTGAAAGTCAGACTCATAACAAAAGGACCACCATTCACACAAACATTGCTGCGGGGGATATTTAGAAAGATGCATGACACTCTCCGTCACCACCCAGCCTTTGGATTGCTCCATAAGCCAGCGGTAACAGAGAAGGCCCTGCTTGACAGACTCGGGCGTGAACTCGGACCAGATCAAGGATTTTTGAGCGGCGACTATGAAGCTGCGACGGACAATCTCTGGAGTTGGGTAAGTGAGCGAATCGGAAACCGAATCGCTGACAGACTCAAACTCTACGATGTCGAACGTCGGAAGTTCATCGAAGCCCTCATAGGACACAGGATCTGGGTTGAGAACACCCCTGCCGAACTGGAGGAATACATCCGACTCGTGAAGAGCGGTGAGATCCTCAACGGAATGTGGACTGTCAAGAGGCGAAAGCTCTACACTCTCAAATACCAACAACGAGGCCAACTGATGGGAAGCGTGGTCAGTTTTCCCGTTCTGTGCATTGCCAATGCAACCGGACTCAGGATGGCGTGCGAAAAGGATCAAAGAAGAAAGTTGACCCTGAAAGAAGCACCCATAATGATCAACGGTGACGATGGCTGCGCCAAATGCAACAGAAAAGGGTATATCTGGTGGCAGAATATCAGTCGAATGATGGGACTTAATGAATCGGTCGGGAAGACCTACTGGTCGCGAGAGTTCTTGGAAATCAATTCCACGAACTTCCACTACCAGAGGTCCTCTACACGAACATTTCAAGATACCATCGACGGACGTACTGTCACCAGACAGACCCCATATACACAGGTTAAATTCGTCAATGCTGGCTTGCTCGTAGGACTGAAGAGGTCCGGCGGAGCAGTATCCCTCTCCGGGAGACAAGAGCCATACGACGACATCGGAACCAGGTATCGGGAGCTTCTCAGAATGGCCCCTACACATCTCCATGAACAAGTGCACAGAGCGTTTATCGAACATCATCGGTCTCTCCTCGACAAGGTCCAGCCTCTCCCATGGCATGCACCGACGTGGATCGGAGGTCTCGGAATGACAGGCTTCAAGGAACCTAGTGAGATTGATCTCCGCATAGCGCGGATGATTCTGCTCAACTGGAAAACCAAGAGGCCACGAGATCTCGGAACCGTTCGCGACGTACCATGGAAGGTCTGGAAGTTGGCCGAGAAGAGGGTTCCCGAACCAGACTACACTGAAGAAGACGATAGCAACGGCGAGAAAGTATATCTGAGTACCATGGCGGATCAATGCATTAATCTTCTGTTTGACTCTAATGTGTCTCTCGAGGATCTCCATCCAGATGTGAATCCAGAAGAAGAGAGCGACAAGAAAACCCACGAGATAGAACAGTTGATCAACCATAATCGACGCCTATGGGACCCAGCGAGATATAAAGGCCTTGGGGCACCTCTAGACCAAGAGCGGCTTATCTTCAAGCCACTATATCCAACTTACCGCAGAAACGCTAATGTTCAAAACTCCTCAACGAGCACAAAACCTCTCTCACGCGTACAACTTGCGCAAGTTCTATTGGACTGATTGATACAACGTTGCCTGACCTAGATGGAGGACGTTGATAAGTCAACGATCGCCTGATAACAGTACGACCGAATTTCAATCAGTG